TACTCACTGGAGCCAGGTGATGTATAATTAGGAACTTTTTCACATGTGAAAGATGGTTCAGGACATCTACCACAAGGAGGACAAGGTGGGCAAGGAGTTTGTCTTGGACAAGTAGTTAATGGTGGACATGCAGGACATACAGGAGGTACAATTTCAGATTTTAAAATATATAAATCTTCATCACCTTCAGGTATTTCTGAGCGTCGTAATTCTTTACTATATTTACGATTTTCTCTCATATAATTTCTACCATATCTATTTTTTTTGTAAGAGTTGTTATCTATTTCAGTTTGTGGTGTCCAAGTGTTGGGATCATCAACAATTATATCAGAAGATGGAGACCAAGTAGCAGGATCACCTCCAATATTAGTACCTTGATTATTTATAGGTGACCATGTAGCAGGATCCCCGCCAATAATATTATTTCTATTTCTTGCATTATCATCTATCTCTGCACGACTATCAATTACAAAATTTAAAGGTTGTGTTGTATCATTATTTTCAGTTGTATCATTATTTTCAGTTGTATCATTATTTTTATTAGTTAATCCTTCAATAGATGTACACCCACATGCACTCCCTAAACTACAACCGATAACTAATAATCCGATTAATAAAAGAAAAATATAAATGGGTTTCATATATAGTATATATTGAAAAAAGTTTAATAATAAATTGAAGTATAAAAATACTAGAATAATTATTATAATAGTTAATGCCAAAAAAGCAAGAAAAACTACTTGAAAAATATTATGACAATAATAGTGAGTTAATAGAAATTGGAATAGATGAAGCAGGTAGAGGTCCAATGTTAGGTAGAGTATATGCAGCAGCAGTTATTTTACCTAAAGACGATAGTTTTCAACATAACCTAATGAAAGATAGTAAACGTTTTACTTCAGAAAAAAAAATTAAAGAAGTAGCAGATTATATAAAAAAAAATGCAATAGCATGGAGTATTGGATATTCTGATGAAAAAGAAATTGATCAAATAAATATTCGGAATGCAACATATAATTCAATGCATCGTGCATTAAAAAATATTTTAGATGATAAACAATATTTAATATTAGTTGATGGTAATGATTTTAAACCATATACAAAATGTAATGATGAATTAGGTTTAATTCAAATACCACATATATGTATTACTCAAGGAGATAACAAATATACATGTATTGCAGCAGCATCAATTTTAGCAAAAGTAGCTCGAGATGAATATATAGAAAAATTATGTAGTGACAATCCAGAATTAGATATTAGATATAATATATTAAAAAATAAAGGTTATGGTACAAAAATACATTTGGATGGTATAAATACATATGGAATTACTAAATATCACAGAAAAACTTTTGGAATTTGTCAAAATTATAATGTAGATAAAATTGAAAGTTAATAATATAATAATTAATATATTATTAACAAATGAAAGTGCTAATCTTTGATACAGAGACAACTGGATTACCTGAAGAAAGAAATCCTTCAATTATGGATACATATAAGTGGCCTCATATTGTTCAAATAAGTTATATTTTATATGATACAGAAAAAAAAGAAATAATTACATATAATGATGAAATTATAAAAATATCAGATATAGTAAAAATATCAAAAGAAAGTGAAAAAATTCATGGAATATCAGAAAAACAATGTAAAAGACAAGGTGTTTTAATAGGTGAAGCACTAGATAGATTTAATGAAAAATTAATAGAATGTGATATGGTAATAGGACATAATATATCATTTGATAAAAGATTAATAATGGTAGAACTAATTAGACTTAATAAAAAACAATATTTTTCAGATTATGGAAAATGTAAAAAAAATGAATTTTGTACAATGAAAAATACAGTAGATTTGTGTAAAATAGAAAGAATAAATAATAATGGAAAAAAGTATTTTAAATATCCAACTTTATCTGAATTACATAATACATTATTTAAAACTATTCCGAAAGGAACTCACGATTCAATGGCAGATGTATTAATATGTTTAAGATGTTATATATTTATAGTTTATAATTATGATATTACTAAAGAAGGTTGTAGTAATGTAAAACAATTATTTAAATATTTATGTACATAATTATCCCGAACACATTTCACATGAATTATCTTCATCTTCATTATTATTTTTTTTTTGCGTTGGAACAATAGTAAATTGTTGTGGTTGATGTTTAGGTTTTCTTCTAAGATAATAAATACCAGTTTTTAACCCTTTTTCCCAACCATAAAAATGCATAGCAGTAAGAGTTTTATAATCAGGATCTTCAAGCCATAAATTTAAACTTTGAGATTGACATATGAATGCACCTCGATCCGCAGCCATATCAATCAAGTGGCGTTGAGAGATTTCCCAAACAATTTTATATTTGTCTTTAATATTTTGCGGAATACCATCAATATGTTGAATACTACCTTTATTTTCAATAATACTATTTTTTAAATCATCAGACCATAAATTCAGATCTATAAGTTCTTTCATTAAATATTTATTTGGTAACACATAGTCACCAGCTAATGTTCTTCGTGAGTAAATATTACTAGTTAGTGGTTCGAAACATTCATTATTTCCTAAAATTTGTGCTGTGCTTGCAGTAGGCATAGGTGCAAGTAGTAGAGAATTTCTTAAACCATATTGTTTAATATTATTTTTAAGTAACTCCCAATCATAACGTTCACTAGGAGTTACATTCCACATATCAAATTGTAGAATACCTTTAGATGCTGGAGAACCAATAAAAGAAGAATATGAACCAGATAAATCACCTCTATTATGAACAATTTCAGCAGGAATAGGTAAATTATCTTGAAAAGCTTTATGTTGAGAAATATCATCTAGATAATCTCTGCATACTTTATCATTATAATCAGTAAAAATATCAACACCATGTTCTTTATATTCTAAAATTGATTTCATATTTTCTAAACGTGATTTAGATAATTCATTTGATGATTCTAAAGCAGCATGATAAATAGTTTCAAAAATTAACTTGTTAATAATTTTAGCTTTATCACTTTCATATGGAATATCCATTAAAATAAAAGTATCAGCAAGTCCTTGTACTCCAATACCAATAGGTCTATGTAATAAATTACTTAGTTTAGTTTTATATGTAGGATAAAAATTAACATCAATTACTTTATTTAGATTTTGAGTAATAACTTTTGTAACTTCATGTAGTTTTTTATAATCAAAAGATTTATCTTCACACACAAATTTGCTTAATGCAATACTTGCTAAATTACATACAGCAGTTTGTTCACTATCACTATATTCTATAATTTCAGTACATAAATTAGAACTTTTAATAGTTCCTAAATTTTTTTGATTACTTTTAAAATTAGCAGGATCTTTATAAAGTAAATAAGGTGTTCCTGTTTCCATTTGTGAATCTAATATTTTAAACCATAGTTCTCTTGCTTTAATAGTTTTAATAGCTTTATTTTCATAAACATATTTATTATATAAATCTTCAAATTGTTTTCCATAACAGTCAGATAAACCAGGACATACATCTGGGCAAAATAAAGACCAATCTTCATTATTTTTAACTTTTGTCATAAATAAATCAGGGATCCATAAAGCATAAAATAAATCACGTGCTCGTTCAGCTTCAGCACCATGATTTTTTTTAAGTTCAAGAAACTCTTCAATATCACCATGCCATGGTTCTAGATATATAGCAAAACTACCATTTCTTTTACCTCCACCTTGATCTACATATCTAGCAGTCATATCAAATACTCTTAACATAGGAACAATACCATTAGATGTACCATTAGTACCTCTAATATGAGAACCAGTAGCTCGAATATTATGCATATGACAACCGATACCTCCTGCCCATTTAGAAATTTTTGCACATTCTTTAAGTGTACTATATATACCATCAATACTATCACTTTCCATAGCAATAAGATAGCATGAACTTAATTGAGGACGAGGGGTAGCAGCATTAAATAGTGTTGGTGTTGCATGTGTAAAATATTTTTGAGACATAAGATCATATGTAGTTTTAACACTAGTTAAATCATTACTATGAATACCAAGTGATACACGTAACCACATATATTGCGGTGTTTCAACTGTAATTTTATTAACTTTCATTAAATATGCTCGCTCTAGTGTTTTAAAACCAAAATAATCAATTAAATAATCTCTTTCTTGACAAATCATATTATTTAATTCGTCTTTATTAGAAACAATTATTTCCCAAATATTTTTATCAATTAATGGAGAATGATTATTATGAATATCTTTAAAATAAAATAATTGTGCCATAGCTTCATAAAATGTAGATGGTGTATTTTTATGATTATTTGAAATAACAATTCTATTAGCTAAAGTACCATAATCAGGATGTTTTGTAGATTGAGATGCACATTGTTCAGCAGTTAATTCATCAATTTTAGAAGTAGGAATATTATTATATAATTGATCAATAACTTTCATAATTAGTTGGGTATAATTTAAGGATAGAGAAGGATATTCATTACCTAAATTTTTTACTCGTTTTAAAATTTTATCAAATGAAACCTCTTCTTGCTGACCATTTCTTTTAAGTACATACATTTGATTTTCATTCAAAGACATTTATATAGTAATAGTTTATAAGTTTAAATAGTTGTTCAAAATAATTTTAATAAAGTATTACAGAAATAAAATATATAAATTAAATATATAGAATGGCAAATAAATCTTACTTAGAAAAAAGTGATGCAGCATTACCGTATATATTAAAGTTTTTTTTTGTTTTAACATTGGTAATAATAATTACATCTATAGCTCCTCAATTTTATTCGGTTTATAAAATGGAAACTTTTGAAAATCCAGGAGAATATCCATTATCTGAGGATGTTCCATTATTATATGGTAATTATAATGTACAAGAAAATGGTGGAATATCAAAAAATAATGCATCTGATATTTATACTAATTATCCAGTATTTCCAGCATCTTCATGTAAAATAAATAATATAAGATATTGGAGACGTCCTACAAATGGAAAATGTAGTCGTGCAGAAATGTGTGGTAATTTATATAGTGATACAGAAACTTACATACCACCTGAACCACCTTTATTAGGATGGGGAGAAACACCAAGGGTAAATTACTATAAAACACATAATTAAAAGTTTCGTTATTATTTATAAAAAATTGAGATTATTTTATAAATAAGTAAAGTTAAATTTAAGAACTTTTAAAATCTTCAAGAAAGTAATATATTATCTATATTTATAAAACATTTTGAAGTATCAATAGATGGTATAATTGAAGAATTAATCTTTGATTTTTTTTTTGGTGCTCTATGTTCATATCCATTTTTTTTTTCATATTCAATAGTATTCCATATATTTTTAACATCAGATATTACTTTATTTAACCAATTTTTATTTCGTAAAACTAAAACACAACTAATTTCATTAAGTTTCCAATAAATATTTTTCATCCATGTAATATTACTATTTTTCGACATTATATTTTCTTCCCACTTAATAAATTCTTCTTTATTGCACATAAAAGGACAATATTCATAAAAAGGTTTTTGATCTTTTATAAAATATATTATTACACCTTTAATTTCATTATTTGATGATAAATTAAAACTTCCATCATTTATAAAACTTTCTTCATCATCATATTCAATAAATCTAGTTTCTAAAAAATCACATTCATTTAATTCACAAACTTCCATTTGAAATTGCATTTGTACCCAATATTCTGTTTTAGGAATACCTGTAATTTTTCTATTAACAATATTTTTAATTTCTAACATTCTTCCATATCTCTCATTATTAATATCAGTATTAATACCATCAGGAGAAGCTCCAATAAATTTATATTTGGAATGTGGAATACATCCAAAATCTGTAATATGTGTTTTATATTTATTTTCATACCACATAATAGATACAGGTTCATATTTTTGTCCCCAATGCATAGGGGATTCAGTAGAGAAACTGTTATATTTATTTATATCTAATGGCACACATTTATCATAAATAAGTTGATTTCTAGTAGCATCACTACCAAAAACTTTCCACATACTACTGGCTGTTAACATATTATGTCGAAAAATATACCATTCATTAGTTCTTTGATCAGGTTGAGGAATATTTTTTAAATAGTCAATTTTTTTTTTCATTTTATTTTTATCTATAGATTTTCTAATAAAAGTTTTTTTATAAGAACGGGGTGGATTAATATATCTATAATAAATTTTAAAAGCTTGTTTTATAATATTAACTAATTCGTCTTCTATACTAAAACTATAAAAGTCTTTAATAGATAAATAGATTAATTCATATACATTATTAATAATAATGTATTCAAAATCATATAATTTATATATGGAGATATCACTATTAATTAAATCATCTATTAATATACCAGCTACTTCAATTAAATAATCATGTTCTTCTGGAGTAAATATATCAGGTAAAACAAAAGAATCTATTATATTTTCTAATTCTTCAATTTGATAAGTAGCAGCTTCCATATATGTATATATTATCTTATTCAGATATCTTTATATTGGTATCAATTTTTTCACTTTTTTTTCGTGTTCTATTAAGACCAGGACCAAGTGATTTAAGGGTAGATACTCTTTTATCGCATCGTTTAAGAGAGTATTTTCTATTTAATTCATTAAATAATAAATTAGGTATATTTTCAATTTTACCTTCTTCAACATTATAAATAACATCTTTTACTCTACCTAATTGTTTTCTATCAAGACAACTTGATATATATAATTTTAAATTATTTTCTTCATCGGAGTTTAATCTATCTTTATTAATTAATAAATCACAATATTCATATAATTTTTTTTGTTTTATTGTTTTATCTAATTTACTCCATGTTTCTTTTGAATTTAATTTTCTCTCGTTTTCCAATATAGTTTCTATACCTGATATATCTGGTATCTTTTCCAGATTAGTTGTAGATATTTCTGCGGAACCACTTAAAAGCATAGTTTTATATTTTATGTTTTTAAGTTCTTGACATTCATTAATTTCATCATTATTATTCATTTATATATATATATATGAATAAGTTTAACCTGTTTTAAATTAAGCTATATTATTAAAATTTATATGAAAATATATAATAAAAAATGAAAAGTATTGAAATACAAGGAAAAAATAATATAAAAAAAATAACTGGTGAAGAACAAAAACGTAATATTATAGAAATAAATAATATTAATTATTTAGATTATAAAAAAGAATTAGAATTAGTGAATAATTTATATTTAAATAATGAAATAAATGCAGAATATAATAAAGAATATTATTTTATTAAAAGAGAAATACAAAAAAAAATATCAAATTATAAATCTCAAGATATAAAAAAAAATATATTTAACAAAGAATTATTAATTAATTTGGAAGAATTATTAGAAAAATTAGTAGTTTCAAAATTAAAATGTTATTACTGTAATAACAATGTAAAAGTATTATATGAAATAATAAGAGATCCTAATCAGTGGAGTTTAGATCGAATAGATAATAATTTATGTCATAGTTGTGATAACACAGTAGTATCATGTTTAAAATGTAATTTACAAAGACGCGTTACTGATTATAATAAATTTAATTTTACAAAAAAATTAAGATTAAATAAAATAGTCTGAAATAAAGTAGTCGCATGAAGTAAAATATAGTTAAGAGAGAAAATAAATATTTATAATATAAAAAAATTTAGATTTAGAAGATAAATTTATCTAATAAAAATATATTTAAATTTTAATGGATGAATATAAATATGCATGGACAAATGGAGTAAAAGCGGTTCGTTCTACACAAAAAGATAATCCAATTAATAAAAATAAAACAGAATTTTCATTAAATATGGGTGAATTTAGAATTGCAAGTAACAAAAGAGAGGAATTTAATGATAAATTAAATAATAGAGAATTAATTGTACAAAATGGACAAAATCCATTTTTAATGAATAATAATTATATTCAAGACTTGGAAATAGAACAAACATTTTTACGACCACAAAATTCTAATAGTAAATATATATAATGGGTAATAATTCATGGAATTGGGATATAGATATAGGTTTTTTTGCTGGATTATTAACAACAGGAGCTTTTTTACCACAAGTTTATGCAGTGTATAAAAGTAAAAGTAATAAAAGTCTTACTTTAGTAACAATATTAGTATATTTACTTGGTCAGGTATTATGGTTATATCATGGTTATCAAGAGAAAGATCCTGATTTATTAGTATATGCAACAATAGTAGGATTATGTTATTTATATTTATTATATGCTTATATAAATTTTAAACATAAATAAAAATATTGATTTAAACCAATAATTTTATTTAAAATATAATGCCTGCATATGCAACGCAAAATAATCTTTTATTAAATAATTTATTAGATTTTTATAATAAAAATGAAAATCTAGAAAAAATGTTATGTATTATAAATGGCGAATCTAATATCTCTCTTAGAATAGTTGATTGGTTTGCAACTAATTATGCAAAAAAACATTATACAGTATATAATTTAGAAAATGGACGTCGTTTTAAAGTTTATATTGATTATAAATTAAAATTAAGAGCATATTCAAAAAAACGATTTGATCCATTTTGTCGTTGGGAACGTATATCAATACCATATAAAAATGATATGGCAATTCAAACAACAATTGGACAATTAAATTTTTTTAAATGGGCATTAGAAAATAATGTAATAAATTATATTTCTGATAACTATCAGTTAATTGAGAAAGATATGAATAGTAGAAATAGTACATCTAAACGTAAAGTGGTGCAAGTTAAAACGCAAAAAACTAGAAAAAAAAGAGAAGAATTATCTATTTCAGCATCTAAAACAATAAAAAAAGAGGATGTAGAAATAATAGTAAAGTTTCATTAATTATGTTAGAACTTAAAAAATAAAATTTAATTGTAACATAATGGGAAATACAACATCATTAATGAAAAAAATTAATTTTGAAGATATGCAAAGAGTAATAGAAAAAGATGATGTATTATTAATTAATACATTAGACATTAATAATCAAAAATGTTTAATTAAAAATACTATTTTACCAGAAAAAGAAGTTAAATTATTAAATGATTATATTAAAACAAGTAGAAATTATAAAATAGTAATTTATGGAATGAATTCATGTGATAATAGTTTAAATACTAAATATGAACAATTAAATCAATTGGGCTTTATAAATATATATGTATATCCAGGTGGATTATTTGAATGGTTATTATTACAAGATATATATGGAGAAGAATTATTTCCAACAACTAGCAGTGAGATCGACCATCTAAAATATAAAGGAAATCAACAATTAGATATATTAATGCTTAAAGATAATTAATAAAAATTTGATAATGAGTTCACAAAATATTATCCTTATTATGGCTGGTGGAGATGGTAAACGAATGAATTCCGAGTTACCTAAGGTACTTCATTCTATAAATAATAAACCTATGATAGTTTCTATAATAGAAACTGCTGAAAAATTAAAACCATTAAAGATAGGTATTATTGTAGGTAAACATAAAGATATTATAACTAAAACTCTAAAAAATGTGTTAAAACCATTATTATTTAATAAATTATCTTTTATTATTCAAAATGAACCATTAGGTACAGGACATGCTATACAATGTAGTAAAGATTTTCTTATATTGTGTAAAAATACATTGTCAGCAAAAAATGTAATTATTTTATCTGGAGATGTTCCATTAATTACATCTAGTACAATTAATAATACACTTGAAGGACTTTTAAATAGTAATATTTCTATAATTGTTAGTAAAGTAGAAAATCCATATGGATTAGGACGTATTATTACAGATACAAATAATAATATTATAAAAATTGTAGAGGAAAAAGATTGTAATGATGAAGAAAAAAAAATAAATTTAATAAATACAGGTATTTATTCATTTAAAATAGAAATATTATTAAAATGGTTAGATTATATTAAAAATAATAATAATCAAAAAGAGTATTATTTAACTGATATAATATCTATAATTAAAGAAAATGAATTAGGAAATATAAATATGTATTTAATTCCAGAAGAAAAAAATTTTGAAGTAATGGGAGTAAATACAAAACAACAATTATTAGATTTACAAAACATTATATCTGCTTAAGATTTTATTTTATAATCATCCATCGCTTTATTAGCGAGTTTATCAGAATAATAATTAATATCTCTTGAAATGTGTTCGATACAATACTCATCTAATTGCAATAGTAAGCAATATACTTCTTCAATTAAAGGTTTAAGATTATCAGAATTACATGCAAATATATTATTAATTTGATTTATTACTAGAATAGAATCACCTTGAATATGTAAAATTTTAATATTATTTTTAATAGCACATTTTAATCCTAGTATAAGTGCCATATATTCTGCATAATTATTAGTATTATTTTCAGAAACAACTTTAAATCCCTCATCAACAATAGTACTGTATGAACTTTTTTTGATATTAGATGTATCTTTAATATCATAAATTACATATCCTGCTCCACATAGACCAGGATTTCCTCGAGATCCCCCATCAAATCTTAATAAATATTTATGAGTATTAATAATTAAATTAGCAAAGTCATTAATATTATTAATCCACATTTTAACAAGTTCAGGATGTAAATTAGTATCTTTATTACCATTAATAACTAACATTTCTCCTGAAAAATTATTAAGCCAATCATTATGATATTTATCACAGTTAATTAAATATTCTAAAGGAATATTTTCGCCTTCTCTACCTCTATTATCTACACGTGACTTAGCAATTATAGGATCGGTTTTAACATATACTATTTTAATCTGTGGTAGTTCTTCAATAAATTCATCAAACCATTTTAGATAAATAGTATACTCAATTTCTTCAATATTTTTATCATCATATAACATTTTTGCAAATACCATTTTATCTGTTAAAACACTTCTTTCTGTTACAATAATATCATAATTTTTTTTTAATGCTTTTTTTAATAATGATAGTCTAGAAATATAAGCCATCATTTGAAAAGGAAAAGCATATTTTTTTTGATTTTTATAATAATTTGCAAGAATAGTAATATTATTTTCATCAACAATTGTATTCCAAATATCAATAGGTTCTTGAAGAAAACAAATTCTTGAATTATTTTTATGAAAATTTTCTAAATTTTTTACTAATGTTGATTTGCCTGATCCAATATTACCTTCAATAGACAAAATAATAGGAGTAGTTGGAGGCATAATAGAAATATTGTTGAAACTCATTGTTATAATATATACATTACATATTTCTGTATCAATTTTATAATAAATTGAAATAGAGTTAGAGATAAATAAAATAATAAGTTATCATAAGATGGATTTAAATCAACAAAAATTGACACGTAGCGAATGGAATAATATAGAGGTTCCATTATCTTTTGAAGAAAAAAATATTATTGAATTAATTATTCAGGGGTTTCATAATGTTAATATTACAATTAATAATAATTTTTCTTTATTGAGATATCTTAAAATTTCTTGTAATAATAATATTATAAATTATATATATAATAAATATTTATATTCTGATTTATTAGAATTATCAAAAAAATATAATTTTAAAATTGATAAAGTTAATGATAAAAAACTATCTATTAAAAAAGCTGATTTAATTAGATTTGAAAATACAGATAAACAATTAAATGATAATAAAAATGACATTTTTGAATATTTTATAATAGATTTATTATCAAATATGTTTAAAAATTTAGAAAAAAATAATAAAAAATGGCTTTATTACTTTTATACTATAAAAGTAACTATTAATTATAATATTCCAGATATTAATTTGGTATTTAAAGAGGTAATATTAGATATTCTTAGTAATTATGAACATAAAATAAATTTACGTGAATTAATAGAAATATCTGATGAATTAATAGAAAAAAATCCTAGTATTATAAAATATGATGATTTAAAATTATATGAACATCAAAAAAAACTATTTACTATTTGTAAAAATTCTAATTCAAAATTAATTTTATATATCGCACCAACTGGTACAGGTAAAACATTATCACCTATAGGTTTATCAGAGAAATATAAAATAATATTTGTATGTGCAGCTAGACATGTTGGATTAGCATTAGCAAAAGCAGCTATTGCAGTTCAAAAACGGATAGGATTTGCATTTGGGTGTCAAGATGCTGAAGATGTAAGATTACATTATTATGCAGTCAAAGATTGTATTAGAAGTAAAAAAACAGGTAGTATTGTTAAAGTAGATAATTCAGTAGGTGATAAAGTAGAAATAATGATTTGTGATATTAAATCATATATTCATGCTATGCATTATATGTTAGCTTTTAATAATAAAGAGAATATTATTTTATACTGGGATGAACCAACAATTACACTTGATTATAGTAAACATGAATTTCATGAAATAATTAATAATAATTGGAAAAATAATTTAATACCAAATGTGGTTCTTTCTTCTGCAACACTTCCTCATCCTGAAGAATTGACTGATACATTACAAGACTTTAGAAGTAGATTTAATGATTGTGATATACATACTATTATTAGCTATGATTGTAAAAAAACGATCCCATTAATTAATAAAGAAGGTTATGTTGAAATGCCACATTATTTATCATCAGATTTTAATGAAACAAAAGAGATAATTGAGCATTGTAATAAATATAAAACTTTAATGCGATATTTAGATTTAAGTGAAATAATAAAATATATTTTATATGTTAATAACAATAATCTTATTGAAAATAAATATAAAATAGAAAGATATTTTCATTCATTTGAAATGATAACTATGGAAAATATTAAATTATACTACCTAATATTATTAAATCAAATAAATAAAGAAACATGGGATAATATTTATAAAAATCTTTATAATTCACGAAATATTAAATATAATTCAACAATAAATTGTGTTACTAAAGATGCTATAACTTTAACTGATGGTCCAACAATATTTTTAGCTGAAGACATTAATAAAATAGCGAAATTTTGCATTCAATTAGCAAATATTCCTAATATGGTGATTAAAGATATAATGTCTGCAATTGAGTATAATCAAGTTATAAATAGTAAAATATTACCTCTTGAAAAAACAGTACAAGATGCATTAAATAAAGATAGTGATAAAGAAAAAAAAATATCAGATGGTCGTGTAGATCCAACAATTAAAACATTAATGGGAAAAATAGATGAATTACGACAATGTATTAAAACTATAGCTCTAAATCCAATATTTGTACCAAATACAGTAGAACATAATAAAAGATTTCATGGTTGTATTAATAATCGTTCATTTTCATCAGATATTAGTGAAAATATTATTGAAAAAATTATGTTGATTAATGATATTGAAAATTATTGGAAATTATTATTAATGATGGGAATAGGTGTATTTACAAGTCATAAAAATGATAAATATACTGAAATTATGAAAAGTTTAGCTGAGGAACAAAAATTATATTTAATTATAGCCTCAGATGATTATATTTATGGAACTAATTATCAATTTTGCCATGGTTATATTAGTAAAGATTTAGGACATATTAGTCAAGAAAAATGTATACAAGCTATGGGAAGAGTTGGTAGAAATAAATTTCAACAAGATTACAGTATTCGTTTTAGAGATAATGATTTAATAAAAAAATTATTTACAAAAGAAATAAATAAACCTGAAGTTAAGAATATGTGCGAGCTTTTTAATAGTTAAATATATTATATGGAATTAAGTAATGATAATAAAAAAATAAAATCTAAAATAAAAGTTTTTTTATTAGTATCAGATGAGAAAGGTGTTGATAAAATATATAAATATAAAGATGCAGAAGGACATACACAATATTCTGGATTTTTATGGGATGTATGGAGCAGTATAGAAAAAAAGTTAGACAATAAATATGAATTTATATACATAGAAGCAAAAAAAGATGATAATAATTATGATGATTTTGTTAAAAATACAGCTAATGGAACATATGACATTGTTGTAGGAATGTTTTTTAAAAATGCAGATAGAGAGAAAGTAATTTCATATTCACAACCATATTTATTGGATGCAAATACAATACTTCATGAATATAATACTTCATACATTACTAGTTTACAGAGAGTAGTGATAGATTCGGGAAATTTAATAATGTATCTTATCACATTTGGTATTGTAGCAGGTATTATACTATGGTTACTAGATCATAATAGATCAAAATATCTACCTCATATACTTGCAGCAAATAGTCAAAAAGCTAAATTTTTTAGAGCTTTAGATACAGGAATATCTGCTATGTTTGGAGAAATGGGTTATTTATCTGAGAATGCAAGTATGAATTGGTTATCTTTTTTATTGGTAATATTGTTAATGACTGTATCTTTTGTTTTAGTTTTATTTGTTCAAGGAGAATTTACTGTATCTTTACTTAATTATGTAAAAGCATCACCATATAATGTTAATAATATTCCTGATAAACCATGTTTGGGCTTTAAGGGTGATGCTATTCCAAAAACATTAGAAAAATTTGGAGTTAAAGTTAAATATGTAGAAAATATGACAACATTAGAAATGATTGAAAAGTATTTAAATAATAAAGATAAATATTCAGGTGTTATTACAACTTATTTAGATGCATTAAATGCTCAAAAACAGCTTGGCGATAAAGATTTAGTATATGGTCTCGACTTTGGTTATGAAGCTGTATCTTTTATAATTAACTCTAATAAACAAGATCTTTTAAAAGATGTTAACAGACAAATATTATATGAGATCAGATTTAAAATTACAAAATATGTGTAACTCAAATTTTTCATATTATACAAATGTAGCTCCATTTGTATGTTCACTAGCTTAAAATAATAATAAATTCATTAGTTATATATATATATATATAATAATGAATAATATAGAACAGGATACGTCATTTAAAGAAACTATAAGAGTATTTATATTAGTAGGTGATAGTGATCAATATACAACTAGAGCTTATAAAACTAAAGATAAAGATGGTAAAGAAATATATAGAGGTTTTTTTTATGATGTTTGGAGAATAGTAAAAGCTAAATTAGATTATAAATATAATTTTGTTGAAATATATTCATTACCAACAGATAGTAATTTTAATGAATTTGTTAATCAAACTAATCAAGGTAAATACGATATTGTTATTGGAGGATTTTTTGCATTAGAAGAAAGAGAAAAAAAAATAAATTTTGCAAATCCTATTGTTATAAATGCAAATTGTATTTTACATCAATATGATAAAGACAAGTTAGCAATATTAAAAAATTTACTAAAAGTGTCGGGTATTTTACTGATTTATTTATTAGTAACAGGAATTTTTATTGGAGTAATATTATGGTTATTTGATAATAATAGAACAATATTTTTAGCGCAAATAAAAAATTCAGTTAATAAACAACAAGCACAATTTATTCGGTCATTAATGACGGGTATTGCAGCAGTATATGGAGAGATGGGATATTTAGCGGAAAATACAACATTAAGTATATTTTCTTCAACATTACTAATAATTTTTATGACAATATCTTTTATTTTAGTTATGTTTACACAAGGAGAATTTACTAAGATATTATTAGAAGGTCAAGAGACAAGTAAATTTACTATTGATAATTTACCTAATAAACCTTTATTAGGTTTAAAAGGAAATGCAGAAACAATAAAAATAAAACGGTATGGGGCAAAAGTAGATGAATTAGAAAATATTACAAATGAAGAATTGGTTGAAAAGTATTTAAATAATAAAGACAAATATGCTGGTGTTATTTTATCATATATACAAAGTTTTGGTTTTGCTAAAAAATATCCTAGTTTAATTATATCTAGTAGTTTTGGATATGAACCAGCATCATATGTAGTAAATCCTAGTAAAAAACAATTTTTAAAAGATGTAAATTTAATTATATTAGAAGCTAGAAAGAGTTTAATAATTAAAAAATTATGTAATAAATATTTTCCTGATACAGAGACGTTTGTTTGTAGTTATATTTAATACAATACAAGTAGAGTTTAGATACAATAATAATTATTTAATATATATTTATATTTATATTAAATGTTAGATAAATTACCACATAATTGGTTATTTTGGGCATTAGTAGCAGCAGTATTAACATCAGTTTGGAATGTGTTATTAATGATAACACCAAAGAATATAACAAACCGACCAGAAATTAAATTTGTATACGTAAGATTAATTTTAATAGTAGGAGGAATATTATCATTTATATCATTATTTATACCAGGATTAAGTCCTAGTTTAAAAGATATAAATATAATTGTAGAACATTCAAGTTTATTATTTTTTATGTTTCAATCTCTAATATTATTATTATATCAAGCTGCATTATTATTTGCATATTCATTAGGTGGACCATCTGCAGCAGTAATAATAAATACAAATGTTGTAATTGTTAAATTATTTTATAATCATTTAGTTGGTCAGAGCACTTCATTTATTAATTGGATATTATTAATAGGATTTTTTATATATTCAATTTCTTTAACTATAGCAGAAAAAGGTATTCCAAAAAATTTTCATCTTCCCACCTCTTAGCTTAATTCCATTATAATTTAATATAAAGTTATATCTTTATATTAAATATCATTTAGTATTTTTATTATTTTTAGTGGGTGAAGTATTCTCCACCACGAAGGCGTAAAACCCAGAACGCCCCCATAGGTTTCCCTACAGTCCAGACTGTATCTTAAACTAGTCACTGTGATTGACAAAATCACTACCAGTCCATACCCGTTCAGTCGTTGAAGCCCCGCCATATTCTTGTCATTAACGAACTTAGGCGGTAAACTGCGGATTGCCCATTGTAGCATCTTTATCCTTATTACCATTGGGAAGTGGAATTACCACTGTTCCTTTTATCCGTTTCCAGATAAAAGTGGTAGATAAAGCTTTAGGGTGTTCCCGCTTCAAGGTATGTCGCAGATAAAAAAATTAATAAACTTTTATTAAATTAATTTTTTAATCCACTTGCCTATCCATTGCCTGATAGACACACCCAATTTTTTTCAGGTGAAGTGTACTTTCTTTTTGAATATTATAGTCACTTAATGTGCGACCATCTTCGAGCTGTTTCACTCAATACCTCTAGTTTCCTAGAGGGTTAGACTATACCTTAAGAGGATTAGTCCCCCCCAGACCTGTCTAGTCGTTGAACCTTCACCATATACAATTATTTATTATTATATTTATTACTTTTTGATAAATTATCAGATGCCCAAAGTGGTTGTAAATTTTTATAATTAAAAGCATTTTTAATATCTTCTGGATCTGTTAAATTATGTTTAGATATTGGTTTAATATGATCGATATGCCATGTTTTCAGACCATAATTATTCCAGGTCATTCCATCTAAAAATTGTTTTTCAATATATTCTTTTAATTCTAATGGTGTACAACCAATTAACTCAATTCTTGAATTAATATATGCAGTTCCTTTTAATGTAGATTGTATGATTTTTGCAATTCTTCTTCTTTGAATAGAAATTATTCTAAAAGAGGGATCTGTTTTATATTTTTTATTATTATATTCAATACATTGTTTAATTATAATTTCTTTTTTTTCATTATATCTTTTATCACTTACCTCTTTTCTTCTACCTGAAGACTTATATTTTTCATTATAAATTATATCTTTTTCTTTATATTTTGAATCAGTTTCTCTTTTATTTTTTTTATATGAAATCATACAACTTCTACACATTCTACATAATTTATCCCAAGAACTAGTTTGTTTTGTAAAATCAGTTAATATTTTCCAATCATCACAAGTTGGACAATGTTTTTTTTCTATATTATCAAAATTTTTATGTTCTTTTTTTGGGGGCATCTATTTAAATATATATTATATTATTTAAGTAATTTTAATAATTGTACTTAGGTACTTGGCTGCTGATTACCCATTTCAAACATAATATTATTGTTGTTATCATCTAATAGATTTTCACCATACCCAAGTTAACTCTTGGCCACATAAACCTTTCAGATTATGTTTGGTACTATTAGCTTTAGGGTGTTCCAGCAATTTAGGTCTGTCGCAGATTTGAATTAAATCCACTAGCAGCTGTCATATGCTTCCAATGAAACATGTAGGCGACTAACCCGATTTTCCTATAGATACCTACATACTATAGGGGGACTACTTTTCTAGGCAAACAGTTCACCTGCGAATATTCATTTCGCCCATATAGTTTCCTATATGGATTAGACTGTATCTTAAGCCTACTCAAGTTGGTTAAACTATCATTATAAGCCGACAACCGTGCGGTCGTTGAGGGAGTATCATATTCTAACCATAACGAACTTAGATACTTTACCCGCGGATTGCCCAATTCCAAACGTTATTACCATGAGCGAAGTCATTACCTTGCCTATTAATATAAGTTTCCAAATATTAAGTGGTAGTTTGGACTCTAAGGGGATTCCCGACATTATAAGCTGTCTCGCATTTACATTCAATTAAAAATGTAAATACTAGCCACTGACAATAAATAGGTGTCTAACTGTTTATCCATAAGCAGAGCCTAATACTTATGGCTGGTGACTTTTCAGACCCATAATAATTTAACTTATACCTCATATTTTGTCTTTATAATTTAAAATTTATGTTCGTGAGGTACTTAAATTGTGCGAGTCGTTGTTGGTCCGGCGGTATACCTTCTTTATCTTGAATCTTTGCTTTTACATTATCAATTGAATCAGATGGTTCAACTTCCAAAGTTATTGTTTTGCCAGTCAAAGTTTTGACAAAAATCTGCATTTTTGTATATATTATTAATATATTATTTTTAAATAGTTTTTATTATTGTAATAATAAAAAGTATTTGATTATTTTATAATGAATAGTTGGAATTATTTATTAATAGGAGCAATTGTATTATTAGAGGCTGGAGTTATTTCATTTGCAAAAAAAGGTAAATCTTCATGGTGGTATTTTATACCATTATATGCAATTGTAGGTGTAGGTTTAGGATTAATAATTGAAGAAAAAGGTTTAGCAGCAGGTCATGCATTATTTGATTTATATGGAATAGTAGTAGTAACTCTAATAGCAACATTTTATTTAAATGAAGAAATATCTAATAAAAGAAAATTAGGCTTATTATTGGCACTTATATCTATTTATTTATTAGACTAAATATATAATGATATTTCCTTTTATATTTAGTATAGGAGCATTTCTTTTATATATTCAATTCTCTCCTAAGATGGGAAATATTTGGTATAGAAATGGTTATTTTACTCCAAAAGGAGCTCTATCTTTAATAGTTTATCCTTTACAAGAAATTAAAATGTGGAATCCAAATTTATGGGATATAAATTATTTTATATGGATAATATTTACTTATTTAATAATTATAATTTATAATTATTTAAAATTATGTTATTTAATAAAGTATAATGACTGAATTAGGATTTATTATATTAAGACACGTTAAATATAAAGATTTTAATAAATATTGGCAAAAAAGTTATGAATGTATTAGAAAATTTTATCCAGAAAATAAAATTTTAATAATTGATGATAATTCTAATTATGATATTATAGATACTTATTATGAGAATAATAAATTATATAAAACAAAAATTTTAAAAAGCGAATATAAAGGACGAGCTGAATTATTACCATATTATTATTTTAATAGACTAAGATGTTTTGATGTTGCATGTATTATTCATGATAATGTGTTTATAAATAAAAATATAGATTTTTCTACAGATGATTATAAATTTATATGGGATATAAAAGATCATCAGTGGGATCAAATAGAAGATGAATATAAAATGTTATCGCAGTTTAAAGATAATAATTTACTTAAATTTTATCAAAATAAAAATTTATGGAATGGTTGTTATGGTGGTATGTCAATTATTACTCATAAATGTTTACAAGATATTAATAAAAAATATGATTTATCTATATTATTAAGTTTTGTAACCAATAGATATCATAGAATGTCATTTGAACGTGTATTAGGTTGTTTATTACAATATTATAAAAAAAATGATAGTTTATATGGACATATTCATGATTATTGTAAGATGGAAGTAAATGCAAATATTAATGATATTGATTATAGTTTACCTATTATTAAGTTATGGGCTGGTCGTTAAAATTTCATTTTTAAGACATTATATTCAATCTTTCCATATTGTGTGTGAATGTGGTATTCTTTAGTTTCGTTATGCGAATTCATAGTTATATAGTTATAATTATGAATTATTTTTAAGTTATATTTGTTAGTAATGGGTATAAGTATTTCAATTTTATGAGAAAAATTAATTACTGTACGCAAGTCCGCCCATGCCACTCATGACACGAAGGACATTGTAGTTAGTGGCGTAGACACGAACCTTGGCAGTCTTGGTACCTTCGACAGTCGCGTTGGAAAGGACAAGCTGAAGAGTAGCATTGTCAATGCGCGAGAAGTTGCAAGAGCCAGAGGGCTGGTGCTCCTCAGGGCGAAGAGCGAACGAGTAGACATTAATACCAGTGTCAGGGTTACGGGTGTGGTGCTGGTAAGGCTGAACAAGGTCGAAGTAAGTACCCTCACGCTCCGAGAAGCGGTCCTGTCCGTTAAGCTGGAGCTTAGCGGTTACGACAGGGTTCTCACCCCAGCAGTGTTTGTCAAGAGCACACTCGGCAAGAACGAATGTGCCAGCATCAGATACACCAGAGTTGACAACCGAACGATTAGCACCCGAGAAATGCGCAGCAGCCTGGCCATTGTCAAAACCACCAGAGTTTAAGCCACCACCAATTCTGGCGTCACCACCACCAGCTGAGGAATAAGCACCAGCAACACCAGCACCAGCAGGAATGTTCCAGAACTCAGCAGCCGATACATCAACAGCACCAGGATCAGCGAAAAGACCCGACTGGCTGATGAAAGAGTTGGTGGTCTCAGCAACACCTAGGGGACCACCGAAAGCCATAATAGAGTTGGGTAGAGCATCAACGGCATCAGTGTAGTTGAAAGGCTGGGCACCAAGGGTGCGGAAAAGAAGCGAACCACACTCTAGGGAGCCACAGTAGTCAACGTTCTCATCAGGCTGGACAACCCATACAAGTTCCTTGCAAGGATGGTTGAAATTGAGCTTAATTTTGTTCGAGGACGAACCAACCGATTCATCACCAGTGAACTGAAGCTGCTCAATAAGGTACTCGTGAGGGTTCTGGGCCATGCGACGTCTCTCATCAGTATCAAGGAAGACATAGTCAACATATAGCGAAGCGGCAACAAGCGACTGATTGTAAGCAGTTGTTACCTTAACATTAGAATTGGCGGTCTCGCAGCTCATGCGGGAGACAGCCCAGAGACATTCATCAATAGGGCGAATGTCAAGATTGATCTTAACTTCGTGGTACTGAAGCGCAATAAGGGGTAGAGCAAGACCAGGATTACGGCAGTACCAGAACTGGAAAGGAACATAAAGAGTTGTCTCAGGAAGTGCATTACGAGGAGCACATACCTGGCGGGGAGCATCACTGTCGCAAGGTCCATCAACATTTGCGAAGGAAGGATCAGTAATGTATGTTAGCTGGGTGGTGTTACCAACCATCTTATAGTAACCACGCTCCTGCTCTTTGGAGAGAGTGAGCTGGTTCCAAAGGTGCATCCAATCACCATACTGGCGATCAATGCGCTGACCACCAATCTCAACCTCAACGGTAGAGACCATGTGCTCACCAATGAAGTCGAGCCAGCGAGCATATACACCATCATTAGCCGAAGCAGTGACACCACCACCATTGTTCTTCATCGACTGGTTAATTTCAGGAAGAGTTACCTGAAGGTAGGTACGGTAGGCAAGGTCACCGTTACGGCTGATTGTGCATGTAACACGACGACCGAAGTCAGCCTGTCCGTTGAATGTCTGTTCAATAGATTCCATTGCAAAATTTGTGTGGCGACGGTATGTCACCTTCCAGAAGGTAATCTGAGGATTACCTGTAAGATAAACATCCTGTGCGCCATAGGCAACGAGCTGCATTAGTCCACCTCCCATTTGATTATAATATTGCTAAAGAAAAAAAAATTAAACTAAAAAATTTAATTGTTTAATATCTCCATATTACTTTCTATAAATTTCTTTACATAATTTTCTAAATATATTTCTTTTTTTCCTTCATGTTTCTTGGTAAAAATATATTTGTCATCATTCATTTTAACTTCCCAACCTGATTGAACAGCATTATATATAAAAGCCATTTTATGAAGTTTAATACAATCTATTTCTAAATTAGTTGGATTAGTTATTATAATATTATTATCCTTCATTAAAGAAGATTTAGAAAACATAAATTAAATTAAACCGAAAATATGTAGTTTATTAATAATAAATTAAATAAATAATATTAATAATTGTATAAATGCCTGCATTTAAACCAAAAAATACAAAAAAGTTAATTGTGTGTAAAAAAACCAATATTACTCTAGATGGCAAACATCAGGAAATATTAGAAAATTTGAATGATGATATAGAAAATAAATTACCTAAATTAAAAAAAAGAAAAAATATTTTAACACAAAATTTAACAAATCAAGATATGAATATTGAAGAACGATTAGAAATTGAAGATGAATTAATTAATATTCGAAAAGAAATTAATAATATTATATCAAAAAAAAAGGATTATCTATTAGATAATTCAAAATATATTTATGAATATTTTGAAAATAAAAAAAAAATAGCTGATGATACAAATAAAAAAATAATATTAAATAATTTTTTTAAAATTCAAGAAAGTAATAATGATAAAGTAAATATAGAAAATTCAAATAATATACAAAAATATTTATGTAATGTAGATGATACTTTTTTGGATATAAATAATTTTATTGTGCAAACTGATATTTGTAATAAATGTAAACAAGGAGAAATGATTTCAGTTGAACATGAAGGTATTTTAGTTTGTAATAACTGTTCTAATAGTATTAAATTTTTAATAGAAAATGAAAAACCTTCCTATAAAGAACCACCTAAAGAAGTATGTTTTTATGCATATAAAAGAATTAATCATTTTAGAGAAATATTAGCTCAATTTCAAGCTAAAGAAACTACACAAATACCAGATGAAGTACTGGAAAATATTAAAAATCAAATTAAAAAAGAAAGAATTACAATAGACCAAATTACAAATAAAAAAGCAAAAGAAATATTAAAAAAATTAGGTCATAATAAATATTATGAACATATACCATTTATAAAAGATAAATTAGGTATTAAACCACCTATAATGAGCTCGGAATTAGAAGAAACTTTATGTAATTTATTTATGGATATTCAAGGTCCATATGCTAAATATTGTCCTGATTATAGAGTTAATTTCTTAAATTATTACTATACTGTGTATAAATTATGTGAATTGCTAGATCAAAAACATTTTTTACCATATTTTCCTATGCTAAAAGATAGAGAAAAACGTATTGAGCAAGATGAAATATGGTGTAAAATTTGTAATGAACTTGATTGGGAATTTATTCCTACAATTTAGTTTAATTAGTGCTTAAATATATACTTAAATATATGCTTAAATATTTAATTATATATTCAATTTGTTTGTAAAAAATGTAATACAAAAAAATTGTTTGCTATTTTGCTATTTTAAATGTTTATCGAGGAAATCCAACTAAGTTAGCACCAATACCAAAACCAGCACCAGAGCGAGCATTGATAGCCATGGAAGGTACGTAGGTATCAAGAATACTGAAAGTAGCAGCAGCAGTTAAAGCAATAAGAGCAACCTCATCCATGTTGAGAGATCGCTTGGGGATTGCGAATGCGGCAATCGCAACCATTAAACCTTCAACAAGGTATTTAATAGCCCGTTTAAGAAGTTCACCTAAATTTAGTCCCATCTGCATATTATAAATAATACTTAGAAAAAAATAAATAATATGCGGATAAAACACTTAAAATGAAATATATATATTATTTATAATGACAACTATTTCTAAAGATTATGAAACTAGAAAAGATGGGGTTGAATATAGAATTAATCTTGATGGTTCAGAAAATCCTAAATATGTTGATGTTTTAGATGAAGATAAACCTGTTGCTGGACAAAAGTTTGTTTGTATTTCTTTTTTATCACCAGAACATATTATTAAACAGAGAGAAATGTTCTTATTTAATGAATTCCTAAAGCAATGGAATATGAATAAGTCGTTGGAAAAATTTAATCAGTTTTTAAGCTTTATTGCTTTTAAATATAATCAAAATTTTGATGATTTAACTAAAGATCTTAAAGAATTTTGTGAAGAAGAAAAAGATAATTTATTTAATACAACTTTGGAAGATGAATATAAAAATTTTCTTGATAATAATGAAGATAAACTTGTAGAAAAATTTGATAAGGATAATTGTTTTAAAACAAGTGTTAGAGGAGTTAAAATTAGAGGATGTTTTCCTTCACAACAAGAGGCTGAACTTCGCTGTAAAATGTTACGAGAAGTTGATCCTAATCATGATGTATATGTAGGTCCTGTTGGAATATGGATGCCTTTTCATCCAGAAGCTTACAAAACTGGTAGAGTAGAATATCTAGAAGACGAATTAAATCAATTAATGCATGAAAAGAATAAGAATGAAAAACAAGCTAAATTAGAATTTGAAAAGCGTGTTAAAGAAACTAAAATTAAAGCTATGGAAGAAAATAAAAAACGAGCACTTGAATCTGGTAATAAATTAACACAAACTCTTAATGAGGATGGTGAGCTTGTTTCCGTTGCAAACACGAATACTACAGAAACTTCCATGAAAGGAGATAATATCTCAGTTGCTGATGTAAGAAAAGAATTATTTGAAGGCGATAATATTGTTACTTCTAAAAATACTGATCATGGTTTAAGTGAATTAGAAATTATGAAAAATAAATCTAATGATGATAACATATCTAATGATGCAACACCATCAACAGACCCCGAATAAATTTTTATAAAAATGATTTAATATATAATTATTTATATATATTAAAATGGGAAAATCAATGAGATGTCAGTATGATGAATGCAGAAAAAAAATAACACCCGCTCAAGAAATTGTTGGATTATGTAAATGTGGACAAATATATTGTATTACTCATAGAGATCCTTCATGTCATCAATGTACATTTGATTTTAAATCTGAAATTAATAAAGATAATTTTATTAAAAATAATAAATGTATTGCACAAAAAGTATTACAAATAGGTTAATGATACTGGACCAAGAAAAACAGATATAAAACACCAGAAACTACCATAAATATCTGGTCTAAATATATTATAATAATAATTATAATTTTTTGTTTGTGCGAATATTATAAGTAATAATGTAATTGGTACAAATAATTCTCTTAATGGATATGTAAATCTGCGATTATTTTGCCATAAATATACTATAGCAATTATTGTGAAAAACATTGCGTATAAAACTGTACACGATGTAAATAATACTGTCTTATCATTAAAAACTTTGGTTAAAGCATTCCATTCTAATCGTTTACTATTTTGTGGTTTACTACAAACATAAGTATCTTTTTTTGATAAATAAAATATACAGTAAAAAATCATAAGTGAATATATAATCATAAATAAATACAAAACATCACTTTGTAAAAATGTATTAGGATATAATTTTGATGCTACTAATGTAGATACTATAGGTTGTAAATATAATATAAATAAAATGGTAATAGACCAAAATTTATTTGCATTATCACATCTTTGATTTCTCCATAAAAAATATTCATTTAATTGCATTAAACTAATGCAAAATGTATAACAACTAAATAATATATCACTTTTATTTTTATTAATAATACCATTTCTTAATAAAATTATACCTGAAGTAAGTCCAATACCAAACACTCCTAATGATGTTTTTTCATCAAAACACATTATATAATATATATATAATATATATATTGAAAATAATATATATTGAAAATAATATATATTTAAAATAATATATATTTAAAATAATTTATTTAGTATTAATCTTTTGATTATTATTAACACAAAAAAATAACTTATTATATTATATAATGAGTAATTTTTCCCCTTCAAAATTTTTAGATGAATTATATAATAATTTTTATTTGAAAAATAAAGATGAATGGATTAATGATTTGGATACACATAATTATGTAAATAAAAATTTAAGTTTTATGTATAATAATGAGAGAAAACATTATGAATTATTACGATATATTATATATCAATTATGTGGTCATAAAAATGATAAAGATTATCTAAATTTTTTACAGCAATTGTTATTTACATTATTAGAAGAAAATGCTATATCATTAGAACATATAGTAAATAATAAAGAAAAACTTCATTCTTTATTATCAATGCCTGAATTGAATATTTTTGATCATGGCAATGGAACAATCCGCATTTCAAATACTAAAGTTAAACAATTAATAGATTTCTTAGAAAAAGATGAATTTATATGTGATAAAATAAAACAACGTATAGATGTTTTGAATAATACTATTAAAAAAACTACAAAAAAATATCATCCATATTTAAAAAATGGTGGTAGAAAGAAGAAAACTATTAAAATAACAAAAAAATATTACCCATATTTAAAAAAAAGTGGTAAAAAGAAGAAAACTATAAAAAGGAAATACAAAATATCTAAAAAACAGAAAAAATAAAAAATATTCATTTAATTCCTGTAATATTTTATGGATTATGATATTTTGGTATTTTAAGTAAATAAAGTGTTGGAACTGTCCTATGACTAGCCTTTATTTTTATAACACGATGATTTCTAACACCTACTCCAGTTGTAGATGGAGTACCCCATCTATTTAACATACTCGCACTTGTAAATATCATTATATATAAATAATAATATTTTAAATTACCACCTACTTTTTTTAACACTAATTTTAGTCTGACGTTTTTTTTGAGCATTAGGATCATATTGATTATCTTCCTCATCAGAATTTAAATCTTTAGACAACTCCCAAAATTCTTTAGAACCTAATTTAAATGGTCCATGTGGTTCAGCTTTATACCAAAAAATTTGCTCTTGTAATTTATTAGATTTTGCATTATTATTTATAACTAAACATTCAAAATTTTCAGTACATTGATCCATAACTTGGCAAAAAGATTCAAATGTAGGAAACATACCAGCATAATTTTCCCAAATACGTTTTCTATTAGAAAGATATGGCTCTCTTAATATAAAAACATAATCAATATTAGTTCTTAAATTAGGTGGGATACCTAATGGATATTGCATAGTAATAATTAACATAATTTTCCAGTGGCGACCATTCATAAATAAAAGTCTCATCATTTTATCTTTAGTCCATGTTGCATCGAATAAACAATCATCTAATATAACAAATGCACGTGGATCTATAGAGCTTTTTTTATAATTATCTACTTCTTTTTTAACTTGTTTTAAAACAGTTTTTTGTCTTTTTAAAATATTTTCAATAATAGCAGTATTGTATTCATCATGAATAAAAAGTTTAGGTACATGACTTCCATAAAATCCATTACCAGCTTCTGTACCAGAAATTACAGTACCAATAGGGATATCTTGATGATAATATAATACATCTCTTACTAAATATGATTTTCCTGTATCACGTCTTCCAATTAATACAACAACAGGTCCTTTATTTTCATCTGGATTAAAACTAATATTTTTCATATCAAATTTTTTTAATTCTAATGTCATATACCTATTAATTTCAAAAAAAAGACTTATTTATTCCGCATGAATTAGTTTAAAATTAAAATAATAAATATATTACACAAATAATGGAATTCTCTTATCAAAAAAATGATAATTCTTTATTATTTTCTTCTTTAGAAGACCCAAATTTGTTAAATGTTAGTAACACACAAAATTATGTTCCATTATATTCTAAATTTTTTAATTTAAATTCATCAAACTCAAATAATATTAATTTAAATCATAAATTTTCATTAAATTATATCACAAGTGGAGAAAATAATAAATTTAATGGACAAATAGTAACTAGTGATAAAGAAGTTAAAGATGCAAAGATATTTTTTAAATTATCACCTTTAATTGATCCTATTAAATATATTATAGGAAAATATGATTTATCTAATAATAGTTTGCTAAATTTACCTTCATTTAGTAATAATCATTGTGAAGCAAAAACATTAGATGTAAATAATAGTGCATATATAGATAGTTTTTTTACATATTTAACAAGTCAATTATTAAATAATCATAATTTTATTAATGGTTTAGATTTTTATGGTTCATTTTTGGCAATAAAAAATGATTTTATAGTAAATATATCAGATGATATTGAATATTTACAAGAATCAGATTTTTTTAATAAAAACGAAAATAATTTATTTAAATTTAATAATAATTATTATAGTGAACTTTTAAATATTAATACTCGCTCTCGTAAAATAAAAATTACAGTAGATAATAATTCTGAAATATTAGAAAATAAAACACTAGAATTATCAGATATATCTGATTTATCAGAATTAGAGAAAATATTTACTAATTCAAATAAAGAATATATAGAAAATAAAAAAAATATAGATAATATTACCCTTGAATTTGAAGGAATAATAAATTCAATTAAAAGTTTATCACAATGTAAAACAAGTACTACTTGCTCTTCACGTTCATCTAATACAGAACAAGAGAATAATGAAGAAAATAATGAAGATAGTGAAAATAATAGTAATTCTAGTGAAGAATCTTCTACAGATGAAATATTTATAACTATTTCAAAATTTCCAGTTCAAGTAATAGCATTAGAATGTTGTGATAAAACATTAGACTCTCTATTAGATTCTGAAGAAGGTGTTGATGATAAAGAATTAGGTGCTATTATAGTACAGATATTAATGATGTTAATAACATATCAAAAGGCTTTTGCTTTAACACATAATGATTTACATACAAATAATATTATGTATTCTAAAACAGAAAAAAAATATCTTTATTATAAATTTAATAATAAACATTATAAAGTTCCAACATATGGAAAAATATTTAAAATTATTGATTTTGGTAGAGCTATTTATAAATTTAGAGGTAATTTAATGTGTAGTGATAGTTTTCATCCAAAAGGTGATGCAGCAACACAATATAATATGGAACCTTACTTTGATGATAAAAAACCACGTATAGAACCAAATTATAGTTTTGATTTATGTAGATTATCTTGTTCATTAATAGATTTTATAACAGATACTAATGAAGATTTTAATAATTTAGAATCACCTATTATTCAAATTATAGTAGATTGGTGTAAAGATGATAAAGGAAGAAATATTATGTATAAAAATAATGGTGAAGAGAGATATCCTGATTTTAAATTATATAAAATGATTGCAAGAACAGTACATAATTATATTCCTGAAAATGTTATTAAAAATAAATATTTTGAAAAGCATTTTGTAGTTGGAAAAAAAGATATCAACAAAAAATGTAATATTATAAATATAGATAATATTCCAAATTATCAATAATATTAAAAATCTAATTTATCATATTTATCTATAAATTTAAATATGTGTTCTATTAAAAATTGAGTTAGTAATAATTTTCCAAAATTTTCTGAATGAAATGTTTCAGGTATATAAACTTTTCTAAAAATATATTCATGATTCTTATCATGAATAGTAAGAAGTTTATTTTTATAATCTATATAATAATAAAATCTGAATCTTTTGTATATTTTTGAATATAAAGAATATTGAATAGTTGGAAATATTGAAGTTATAATATTATAATCTCTTCTTTTTTTCCATATTATTCTACCTCTTTCATTATTATCTAATAATGATACTTTACCATAAATACTTTTTTTAAAAGTAATTAAAGGTAGTAATTTTTTTGGAGTAAATTTAATATCATTATAGTTTATTTCTAATCTTGCAGAATTATCGAACCTTGGATTAGATGTTGAAATTAATGACCAAATTCCACACATATGTATTGGAAAAGATCTTGTTGATACCATTAATGTTAATACATAATTAATATTTAATATGATATTATTAAATATTAAAACTCTGGGTTACCAATAAAAGCATTTGTAGGCTTTGTTGAAGATAAAGAACTAGATGTATAATCTAATTGGTCTATTAGAAACATTCCTAAAATACTACTGAAATAAACATATATTCCATCTCTTAAAATAACTTTTAAGGGTTTATCTTCTTTTAAAATTATTTTCATTTCAGCAAATTTAAGTAAAACAAATACAATACTAATTATACCTGAATTAATAAAATAATTTTCCATTGAAATAACAAATATAATCTGTATATTTATTAAACGCAATTATACTAATACTTCAATATTATCTAAAATAGGTTTGTCATTTATTTTAATAGAATTTTTATTTAAATCATTAATATCCATAGGTTCTAAATCTATTGCTGAACCTATTTTAATTTTATCATCATCATCATCATCATCATCATCATCACCATCATTAAGTCTTCTTCTTTCAGCATTTTCAATTGCAATTTTTTCTAAACGTTCAATAGTTTTAGGTGCTTCAATATTTGTTTCATTTCCTTTTTCATCTATAGCTTTATCAATATCTGAAAAAGCTATTTTTTCAGTTTTAGTAATAGAAACAGTTTCTGGACTTTGTCTAAAATTTACCTTTTCAATATTATCAGATTGAACTTCATTATCAGAAACATCATTAGAAACTTCGAAATTAGCTTCAGAAACATTATTATCTACATTATTATCTACATTAATATTTTCAACTTCAAGAGGAGTATTAATTAATTCTTCGTGAACTTCAACATTAACCTCCTCTGTTTCATCCATATAAGCTCGTAATAATTGTTCTACAGGCATAGATTCTCGAACAGTATTTAAAATACATTCTTTGATAATAACTTCTAATTCTCTATTGTGTTTTTGAATTTGTAAAGGAACAAGATCTTTTTCAAATAAATAAACATTTGTATAAATTTTTCTTGCTATATTAGAATAGCATTTGTGAATAAATTTATTTGCTGATGGAATATCTATATCAACCTTTTTTTGTTTTTGTCCAACTCTAATACATGAAAGTGCTTTAAGTTGAATAATATGAACACATGTTATTAAATCTTCTAGATATCCACAATTAGAAGTTTCTTCTATTCTTTTTCTTTCTGTATCTATCATTTCTTCATTCCATTTTGGTACTCTACTTAAAAAATTTTGAAAAGTCATTAAATATTTATCTACTTCATCATTTTCCTGACATAATTTATAAGCTTCATTGAATATTGAAGAAAAACCTTGAATTAAAGATGGTGTTAATGAATTAACTAATCTAGCACACCACTCATTTTTAGATTCTGATAAACTTGTTAATGAATAATCATCCATACTTTAAATAAAAGAAATATTTTCTAAATCAATATCAGAACGTAAAAATATAAAGTTTAACATTAAAGCTAATAACAATTTTTCGTTTCTAAAATCTTTTTTTATTTTTTGAAAGCATAATAAGTATTGATATTTTTTTTTTATTTCAATATTACTATTTTCTATATAAGTTATAATATCAATACCTGAAAAACCCCTTTCATATAATTCAGAAGCTTTTTTAATAATAATTATAGCTTTATTATTTGTAGTAGTAGATAAATTTTTTGATAATGTATTTAATGAACGTTTTAAATTATTTTGATGTTTAATACTTTCTTCTATATTAAAAGTAAAATTTTTTTTTAACATATAATTATGTAAATTTATATTTTTATTATCAATAATAGGTTCAGTAACATAAATTTCACAAAAACGTGATAGTATTGGTTTTAAAAGTTTATATTTATCATCTACAATAATAAAAAACCTTGTAGTGTGACTAAAAGATTCAATGCACCTTCTAAGTGCAGACTGTGCATCAATAGTTAATTTATCAGCATTAGCAAGTATAATAGTTTTAAATATACCTTTATAATTAATGTGTGTTTTTGCAAAAAATTTTAATTCATCTCTAATAAATTTAATTCCTTTACCATGGGCACAATTTACATTCATTACATATGACCTATATAAATCTTTATCATTATTATAAATATTATTAACAAATTTACTTACTATTGTTCGTTTTCCACAACCATTAGGACCATGAAATATTATATTAGGAATATTATTTGTTTCTATAAAAAAATTTAATATATTATAAATATCTTTATGAAGTTCTAATGTCATCTGATATACAAAAAAATATATATTTAATATCTAATAAATAAATATATATAAAACTATTAAACTTGGCTTAAATTTTCTACCATTAATTCTTCTAATGTAATTCCTAGTTTATTTGCTAATAAAGTTAAATCTAAAAGAGTTTCACGTAGATATTTTTTACAATTAACTTTTCTTTTAACTAAAGCTAAATTATTATTTTTTGTATTTGTTTCAGAAATAGTAGTGCAAACTTTTCCAAAGTCACCTACTGTTTTTAATGCAATTTTATCAATAGATAATAGATCTTTATTTTGTAGAAGCGCTTTATTGGTAAATTCCCTAATTAATGTGTTTTCATAATTCATATTTTTGTGAGTGTGTCTATTATTTATACTTGAATATACTTGAATATACTTAAATATACTTAAATATACTTAAATTGTTTTAATTTATTATTAATAACTTGATAAACTTTGAGTATATGGATTATTTTTAAATGCAGTTAAGATATCAGGATTAATTCTTTCACATCCTATACATTCATTATAATACTGTGGTGTATTTATTTTTCCATATGTTTCAGTACTTGGTGGTGCAGATATAACACTTTGTACGTGAGCAATTCTATTATTTAATCTATCACAATCTTGTCGTAAGCAAACATTTTCTTCTTGATTAAATATTTGATTATATCCTCCAGGTGTATAAGATCTAGTTACTTTATTAGCATTATTTCTTTGTCTATAAGCTGCTTCTTCATCTCGTGGTCCAGGAACTCCATTGGCAAGATTAGTGTTGCCAACATATTCACAATTAGTTGTATCTCTTTGATTTTCAATAGCTTGTTGAGGATTAACCAAGTATCCACCATCATATACACCATCATGACCTTGGACATATAATTGATCTGGTCCTAAAGTAGTTTCTTTAATAGTAGTTTTTGTACGATCGGCTGGGTTCCATACCGACCATCCTGTACCATTATTTTGCATATTTCCAGATTGTCTTACAGAACCAATAACATTTTCTTTTTTAGTTGTTCTAAATACATCTAATAATGGCGCAACTACAGCTTTTACAATACCATTAACACCACCATTATATAGTTCATTCTTTGTTGTAGAGCGATTATTAGGTAAAACATTATATCCTTCACGTGCAACCGTATTTTGTCCTAAACCTCCACGACTTGGTCCAGGTGTGTCTGTAGCTGATAATACTGGTCTTCTAGCTTCAGCATATTCACCCTTAGCATAAGTAGCTTCACTACCATTTGGATCTCCAAAATATTGACAACTAGTAGTTTGGCGATTTTGTTCATGTAACATTTGATTACTATGAGCTGTTTGAGCTTTTTCTAAACCAGTTGTAGTAAACCATCTATCTGGTCCAACATTATAATAAGTATCTGGAGCATATTTTTCAACTTTACCTTGTTGTTTAACACTTGCATAGTCCTTTACATAAGCTGTAGATGGTCCCTGATGTCCTTCTAATCCAAAAGTCATTTTTGGATTTGTATCTACTCTTAATTCATTAACTGTTTTTGGTAACCAAGAATTTCTATCTTCCATTCCATTATTAAATCCAGCACCTCCACCGCTAGTAAAACCTTTTCCTAATCCAGGAGCAACTTTTTCTTGTTCCCAAGGAAGAACATTGGATTGTTTCATACTTGGATTAACTCTCGATTGTATAAAATCTGATGCATTTGGTGCTCCATGAGCATATTGTAAATTATTATGAGGTTGAAAAAGTGGAGCAAGTTCTTTTTTTCTAATTAATTGACTACCATTACCTTGCATATTATCTAATCTTGATTCAACAAGACCATCATTTGTGCTACCTTTAATTTTTGCACCAAAAAAAGGTACCATATTATTATGTTTAAAATTATCTTTATTTATTACTTCACCAGTTAAAGAATTTACTTCTTGTGTTCCTCCACCAACACTATTTGTTGCAGAAAAATTATTCTGTGTTTTTTCTACATCATTATATACTTTCTCATTATAAAATCTATCTGTTGTTTGATTTGCATTTCTGTAAATTTTAGGATTAGATTTGTTAGTATTTGAAGTTTTGGGATAATTTATATCAGGTGTAGGTGGTATTACACCTGGTAAATATGCAGGATTTTGTCCAGCATTCTCATATCCTTCTTTTTTTTCTTTGTCTTGATTAGAAATTACATACATACCTCCTAATGCAATTAAAGGAATTGCTATTTCTGCCATTTATATTAACTCCATATATTTTATATTTATACCTAACATACATTATAGATTATTTGCTACTAAATTACATCCATTTGTATCATTACACAAATGATTTGATGTAACATTATTTCTAACGAATTGTCCTGTTGGTAAATTTTGTTTAATTCCATTAGCTAGATCAATATTGCAAGGTGGTTTTGCAACAAATTTATCTTTCTCTAAAATTCTTGTACTTAAATTATTGTGAAAAGGAATACAAGTATTTTCTTGTGGGTCCAATGGCAGTACCCACCAATTAACTTGTTCTAAATCTCTCGCTGTCCAAGCTGGATGTGTCGCACGAGATTGTTCTACAAATGGTTGGCATGATGGATAACTAATTATATTACTTTTAATCGCATGATTTTCATAATTATTTAATTCATTACAATCATTATTTAATGCTCTAGTTAATCCTAATAAATCACTTTCTAAATTAATTGTATTTGTTCGCAAATTACCACCCCATTTTTGAGCTCTAATATATGGGTCCTCCATATAATATGGCTTATCTCCCATATTACCTGGAACATTTAACATATATCTTCCTGCTCCAGTTGATTCTTGTAATTGTTTTTCAATTCTACATGGATCATCATGAAATCTAGTAAATGACATTATATACATAATTCATATTATAAAAAATTTATATTAAATGTAATAAAGTTAAACAGATATTTTTATGAATAATTAAAATGAAAAGTACTATATGTCTTAATATGATTGTTAAGGATGAAGCACATATAATTCAAAAAACATTAGAAAATATTACTGATTATGTTAATTTAGACTATTGGGTTATTTGCGATACAGGTTCTACAGATGATACTGTTAATATTATTGAGACTTTTTTTAAAGAAAAAAATATTAATGGTGAAATATATTATGATAAATGGAGAGATTTTTCATATAATCGTAATAAGGCATTAGAAAGAGCTAAAAATAAATCTGATTATATTTTAATTTTTGATGCTGATGATGAAATTCATGGCAATTTTAAAATTCCAGATAAATTAACGCATGATATGTATGAAATAATTTTTGGTGGTGGATTTAATTATGTTAGAGGTGCTATTGTAAATAATCGTAAAGACTGGCACTATTTAGGTGTTCTTCATGAAACTATCCATCCTAAAAATTGGACTAATCAAACTACATCTAAAATAGAAGGTAATTATTATTTTGTTTCTGGTAAAACTGGTAATAGGAGTAAAAATCCTAACAAATATCGTGATGATGCTAATATTCTTTCCCAAGCATTTGAAACTGAAAATGAAGAATGGCTTAAAGTTAGATATTCTTTCTATGCAGCTCAAAGTTATAAAGATTGTGGTGAATATGAAAATGCTATTAAATGGTACAAAAAAAGATTAGAATTTGGTGGTTGGGAACAAGAATTATTTTATTCATCATATCAAATTGGTATTATTTATCATTTTAATTTAAAAGACACCGAAAATGGACTAAAATATTTTCTGAAAACATTATCCTATGATAAACATAGATATGAAGGTTTATATCAAGCAGTAGATTTTTTATACAATCATGATAATAAAATGGCTGCTTGGTTTCTTTTGAAAGGAGCAGATGTACCTTTAAAAGAACCTAATTTTTCTGGAAAATTATTTATTGATGAGGGTCTGCATAATTTTACAATATTTTGGCAAATAGCTTTTATTGCTGGATGGTGTGGTGATATTAATGAGGCCAGAGCAGCTTTTACATTTATGTTAGATCATCCTATGTATATTCCAGAACAATATATTAGACCAATGATTAGTAATATATCTTTTTTTGAAGAAGATACCAAAGATTACTATATTTCTGTCTGTCAATTTCTTTATTATACAATTAGTGCATGGCAACATTTAACTAATATTAATGAAATAGAATTACTAAGACAATATAGTAATAAATTAGTTACAAAATGTAAAAATCTTGATGAATTAAATAGTATACCAAAAGTTAGTGATAATGTTATAAAAAAACATATTGAAAAATATAATAGCGAATCTAGAAATATAAAAACAGAATTATGTTCTGATAATTTGACTAATAATGAAATTGAGCAAATTCAAAAAGTATATAATGAGGTTAACAAAGAAGAAATTAAAAAACAAGAAGAGGAAATTAAAAAACAAGAAGAGAAAATTAAAAAACAAAAAGAGGAAATTAAAAAACAAGAAGAGGAAATTAAAAAACAAGAAGAGGAAATTAAAAAACAAGAAGAGGAAATTAAAAAACAAGAAGAGGAAATTAAAAAACAAAAAGAGGAAACTAAAAAACA